CTACTTCCGTCTCTTTCGAGATGAACGATGATAATGCGTTCCTTCGACTAATAATGAAGTCTACTTCCGGCTTTACAGCTGAACGTATATATATTTATACACTATCCTACATATAAAGTCAACAAAAAAGGGGTCTTGCGACCCCTAATTTGTTTTCCCATTCCGAACAGGAAATAACTTTCAAATAATAATTATGAGAAAGAAAGGTTGCTCATTGCAATCTCACCCACATAATCACCAGCGTTACCAAGCGATGACGCTGTGTTTGTAAGCTCAACATAACCGTATCTGGTCATAAAGCCTACAACTGGTTCAAATGTAGCTGGATCTAAAACAACACCAGAGCTCATTAATGGAATATATGGGCAATAGAAAGCGGCTGCATCTGCTTCGCTTGAACCCTTATAACCAACTAGAACTGCTGTTGTGTCGCTTGCATATGAATCAACATATACACGCATAGCACCGTTCAATGTACCAACAAACTTAGTGTTTGTAGGTGCTTCGAATGTGCCTTCAGTTGTACGTGCAAAAGCACTTGTTGTTGCACTCTGAAGAACTGTTAATGCGGCTGGGGAAACAACTGCCCAGTTACCTGCACCACGTCTTGTTCTTTGAGCAATCTTGTTAGCAACTCTGTTAACTAAAACAGCAAGAGCGGCATGCTCGTCACCAACGTATGTAGCTGTACCTGAAACTGCTGCCTGGTTGTATGTTTCTTCAGTTGCCGCTAGGCTTCTTAAAGAACCAAGTACTTCCTGGTCGATTTCAACAGTAATCTCTTGTGCAAGAGCAGCCATAATCTCTGCTTCAACATCTAAACCGTGCATAGACTGTGCGTCTTGAGCGGCTTCAAATGTCCAACGAGCTGATAGCTTTCTGGTTTTTGCTTCAACAACTTGCTTTAAGATCTGAACATTGATCTTACGTCCTGGTGAACCTTCAAGTGTTGCTGTGCTGTCTGCACGACCAGTTGTTAATGAACCGGAATATGCATTAGCAATCTTGAATGGTGAAAGTGCTTCATCACCAGCTGTTGTATCTGTGTTGTATGATGAAGTATCATTTGTAGTTTCAGCATAACGAACACGTAATGTGTGAATTTGTGCAACTGGACCAGTCATTGGCTGTACACCAACGATTTCGTTGGCAATAACAGTTGGCATAACTCGTCTGATTACTGGAAGAATAACTCTGTTAAGAGTAGCAACGTTACCACTAGTTGTTGCGCCGCCTGTAGCGGATTCTACCAAGTGCTTCTTTGTGTTTTCTAACACGGAAGCCATTGTTGTACGGCGAGAACCTTGTAAACCTTCTAACAGAGCATCTTTGGTCTCACCCCAACGGCCTTCTAGTAAATTATCTGACATTTCAGTTTTCTCCTAATAGTTTTACTAATTTATAGCCCTGCTAAACGCTTTAATTGGATGATATTGCTACCATCTTCCTTAACGACGTCTTTCGCAGTTTTATCACCAGTTACTTCTTTCTTATTTTCTGAAAGAACTTGCTTTGCGGCTTGTTCGATCTTTGAATTGTTAAGAACTGCTGGCAAATACTTGTCAAATGCAGACTGAAGTTTATCAGTTTGCACAGATTCGAGTAAGTCACTCATTACAGTGGCCTTCTCTTTGTTTAATGTCTTAAGTAATCCATTGAGTGTATTACTTCTCTCACTAGATTCCTTAATAACTTTAATTTCGCTTTCTTTTGATTCAACTAATTTCTTAGCATCTTCTTCTGCTTGTGTAGCTTCTGCAAGTTTTTGATCTTTCTCAGCAATAATGCTTTGAAGTTTTTTAATTTCCTTGTTCTCATTTAAATGAGTACCAGCAAATTCACTTGCGAATGCTTCAAACAATCTACGTCCAAACATGTTCTCACGAGCTGATTGGATATCTTCTTTGAGTTGAATTAACTCAGACTCTAGATTTGTAGCAACTGCCTCTTTAACTAAAGCAGATGAGCGAGCAACGAATTTAGTTTTAAGTTCGTCTAACTTTTCCTTTGCACCAGCAACAAGTTTGACCTTTGTTTCCACAACGTCTTTCTTGTCTTGCTCGAACTCTTTGATTTCCTCAGCAAGTTGACGAATAACGAACTGCTCAACTTTAGCCATTGTACCGGCCATTGCCTTGCGATCCTCACGTAACTCTTTGAGTTCTTCGGAAAGTTTACCAACTAAGAAGCCTTTAAACTTATCTGCTGTTTCAGACATCTTTGTGTTGAACTTAACTCTATCTTCTGCTAACCTCTTCTTGTCTTCAGCAAATTCCTGAAGCTCTGTAGTTAAGGATTCGTTGACCATTTTGTCTAAAGCCTCAACCATGACTGACTTGTCATGCTCATAGCGTTGTGCGAATTCCTCACGAAGTTCAGCACGTACAGTCTCTTTAGCTTCAGAAAGTTTTGCTTCCCAAGCCTCATTAATTGCTGTTTCTGTTTCTTCGTTAATAATTCCGCTATCTAGCAATGGTTTGATTGCTTCTAACATACGGATCTCCTAAATTTTTAAGTCCCTAATCAAGCGTGTTACTTGCTCTTTTAGGTACTTTTGTACTTTTTGATTTGCACTAGCATCTGCTGCCATTTCGAATACCTTGTGACCGCCTTTCATATTCATCAGCCCTTCGTACACTGCTGTTGGATATGCATTTGGAGCACTAGGCTGTGCAACTACATCCACCGTTACAATTTCAAAATCACTGACGTCTCCTGAAGATTCTGAGACCTGACCACTGCCTCTAGAGCTTACTCCAAGTTTAACGCCTGATTCTAACATGGTTTTTACTAACTGTCCCATTGGTGTTGGGAGCAGTTTTAACTTACCAAAACCGTTCGGGCCGTCCATCCACATTTCAGTAATCATGTGGCTAACACGATCTAAATTGATTTTTAAATCATCTGGGTGATCAACTTCGCCTAAGACGGAGTAACCACCCTTGATTTGTTCATTGATAGTGCTGACTGCATTAGAGATTTCTGAAACAGGATAAACTCTTTTATTTTCATTCTTAACACCACCCTGAATGAAAATTCCCTTCATAAACAAGTCCTTACCATCTTCAGAGCCTTCTGTTACCATACGGGCCGCATCATATGTTAAGTGTTCTTTTAATAAAGCCATTCGTTTATCCTTAGTTAAACTCTAATTACTCACCTGTTTTTGGTGCAGGTGCTTTTTCCAATGGTGCTTTACCACCAGCTGTATTCTTATAGGCTTTGCCAGGTGCTACCTTAGGTGTTGATCCACCTTTTTCTTCACCTGTAGGATCTACTGCTTTCCCGCCCATGTCGTTCTTATTTGCTACTGGCGATGTGTGAGCTTCTGAGTTGTTAGCAGGCTGAGCAACTTTGTCAACATACTCTTTAACAACTTCGGACTCTTCAGACTCTTCAGACTCTTCCACTTCTTCTTCAGCTTCTTCAGATACTGCTTCTTCATCAGTCTCTGTTGCTTCCATTTCCATGTCCATGTCCATGTCCATTTCAGGCTTCTCTTCACCGTCATCGTCCATCATAGAATCAAATTCAGCTTTGAGTTCGTCTAAAGCATCTTCCAAGTCCATAACTCTATCTTCGAGCTCTTCCTCTTCAGCTTCTTCACCTTCCTCTTCACCTTCTTCGTCGTCCATGTCAGGCATTTCCATGTCCATTTCGTCGTCTTCTTCGCTGATACCTTCTTCATCAGCTTCGATGGCGTCTGACATGTCTTCTACTGATTCTTCTTCAGCAAAATCTTCTTCGTCAATTAGATTCTCATAGATGTCACGACTTGTTTCAACTACGATATCGTGGAAGAGTTCTTTTGCTTTATCCTCTTCATCGTTGATGATATATTCAATCAACTGTTCATACTTTTTACTCATGCGAAGTTACTCCTATAGTAGTATTATAGTAGTATTTAACGAAGGTGCAGAATTACTCTGCAAAAAAGAGGATTTTGAGCGGTTTTGACGCAGAAAACGCCAAATCGTGGAGTCTTTTTGCTAATTACATTGCCTGTGGGGCGGGCCTATACTGTTGCCTAATATCTTTTATTTTCTTCTCGTGTTCAATTTTTTTAACGTCCCTTATATTTCTGAGCTTATTTAATTGTGCCAATGTGAGCCTAGTTTTACGCAAGTCACTTAGTTTATAGACGCTCTGGTCGTCATTGTTGCTAGGATAACTTTCGTCTTCATGTTTATTTAAGAATTCGTTTAGTAACATAATAGTATTATTTATTATTCTCCGGGCGGAACAGGACTGGGTGTTGCACCGGGTGTCTCTGGTGCCATTGCGTTTGCTTCTGCATCTACTTCCATGTCTTCATCTGGTACTTCAGGCGGCTCTGCAGTTTCTAAGTCAGAGTCAATACCTGCCGGTGTTACTCCCACGCTACGTAGTCCTGCATCACTACCAATAATAGCATCTGTGCCGTTCTCTTCTTTCCAAAGCTCTTCGTTCTCACGCATTTCTTCTTCGCTAAGTCCTAAGAATCGCTGTAATAAGAAACGCTTACTTAAGTATGGAGTTTGTTCTAAGTTAGAAAATGCACCAATACGTGTGTTATCAAGTTCTGCTTGTCTATTCTTACTAAAGTTCTGTGGTTCGTTAAAACGTAAATCAAATAAACTATTGTCTACATTAATACCACGCCAACGCATGAACATCTTAAACTCTGTATCAAGTTTTTCAACAATCATACGCTGTAGACGCTTACAATACTGATTAAAACGCCACTCTTGAATTAATGCTGTACCAACTCGTCCGTCGTTGACAGACTGTGAACCATCTTCCGGTCCAGTTGGCAAGTAACTGCTAGGGATACGCAAGCCTCTAAACAACTTATTTGTAAAGAATCGTAAGTCATCAATCTCACCTAAGTTAGTGCCACCTGGTAGTGTTTCAACTTTGCTACCACGACCTTCTGCTGTTTGTGGGAAGAAGTAGTCTTCATTGATACTAAGTGGATTGTAAGTAGCGTCCATCATATTAGTACCACCACCAGTTTGTGTTGGGATTCTACGTTGATGTATCTCGTTTTTAACACGTTCCACAAACGCCATAGCCATGTGACTTGGCATGTTACCTACGTCAACATAAAATACTCTACGTTCCGGAGCTCTCTGTACTCTGTATATAATAATAGCGTCTTCAAGTAGTTCTTTCTGCTTAAAGACTTTAAAAACATTCTCTAAAATGCTGTTTCCGAAGGGCCAATTAACGTCTAAACCTTCTGTTAAACTAGCGTGTACAACATGTTCTGCATTAACAACAGACTCATTTTGCGCATTGCTAAAGCGGCTACCGCCACTGCCGTAGGGTGCATTAGGTTGTATGTAACTACCGTTAGGACCACCTACCTGTGGGTGGTTAGTGTATACATCACTAGTTGTAACTGCTGACACAGTTAAGTTTTGGAAGTTAGGATTAAGATCCTTAACTACGTACTGCTCTGGTTCTTTGCCATTGCTTTCGTTAACAATGACTTTAACAACCTTACTCATCTCCACCCAGTACATTTCAAATGTTTCTGGATCTCTTACAAATACCTGGTCACCATACTTTAAAATGTTTCTAAACATCTTAAAGATACGCTGATCTAATTTATTTAGACTACACCAGTTTTGTAGTTGTTCTTTAATAATTTTAATTTCACTGTCACTGGGTGTGTCTTTGAAATGAATATCAAATGCTGTGCCGTTCTCTACATTAGTTTGTGTACAGAACTCAGCAATAGTATCCAATGCCGCATTAACTTCTGAGTCCATGTCCATTTGTTCGTACTGTGTGTAACGTTCAATACGATTGGGGTGTCCAATATAGACTTCAGGTAGTTGACTCTGATAATTTCTATATCCAGGGTTTGCTTTGCTTGCCTCTGTGATATATCCAGGGTCTACGTCGTTTGATATTTTAAAGTATTTTTTCCAGGCCATTTAGGTATCTTTTATGTATTGTACTATTTATTGTTGTGCGCTGTCAAGACAATTAACTCATTACTCTAACCATTCTGTTACTGGTTTTGTTACTTGATTTCTGTAGATTAGTCATTTCCTCTTGGAGAGCTACCATTCTACTGAGTAATTGTGGTATTCTGTCGTCTGTAGAGCTGTCAGTTTTTGCTAAACTTGATATCATTGCACTAAGTTTTTCTTCAAATGAATCTGTCATAAGTTCTACAGGAATGTTCTTACCGTCAGGTAGTGGTACAACTGCTTCTATACCATGTAATAATGCTTTATATCCCGAAATAGGCCCAACTGCGATGCCTCCTTTGGCATTCGATTGAAGGTTTGGCTGAAAACCCTCGACCGGAGATGTAGCAAATTCTCCTGTATCTCCGTTAGTTGTTGACTTAAATGCTTGTACTTTTTCGAGATCTCGTCGTTCATGTGACTCTGCGCCTTGTTTTTGTAGTTGTTCGGCCGTTTGTTGTCCTTGAGCATTAAGTCTAGCAGTCTCAAATTCTTCAGCTAATGATTCTACATTCTCTGGGATAAACAGTTTGCCTGTGCTTATAATTAAATTATTTGTAAACTCGGTAAGTTCGTTGGAAAGTTTTTGTCTACTCTTCTGCAATTCTTCTGCAATGTCTGAAAATGCTGTAGCAATCCTGAGAGTTGAATCTATCTGGCTCATAGAGTTCTTTTCAGTTTCTACTCGCATACGTTGCTGTCTAGCAGACTCTTCTGCTATCTGAGCAGTACGTCCTTCTTCTGTTAGTGTAGTTTTTTCCAGAGCCGCATTAAACTCGTCTGCCATAGTACCAGTCTTAGCAATGGTATCCCTTGTAACTACAAACGTTTCGCCAACACTATTAATAAAGGAACTGTCAGTCAGACCCGCAAGCATTGATAAACCTCTTGTAGCGTCTCTGCCAGCCTTAATTTCAGCTTCTCTGTCCTGGAAAACTTGTAGAGCTTGAGCTTGTGCTTCTGCTTGTGAGCCTGTAAATCCGTTAGTGCCATCAATGGCAGCCTGTGTTGCTTCTCCCAATGCTCTGTTAGTGAGTATGGTCTTGTTGGCTTCTGCACTCATAGCCCTGCCATACACAGCCTGTTCTATAGCAACTTTTTCAAATGCAGGTCCAAATTTTGCGGCGGCTGCGACAGCTTCTTGCAGTGCCATGGCTTCGTCAGCTCTGCCTTCGGCAGTTAATTGCTCAATCTTAGCGGCAAAGTTTGCTTGATCCAAACGTCGCTTACGTTCTGCCTGTTGTTCTTTAGCAGATTCACCTGTTAGCGCACTAATAGCGGCTAGGTTTCTCTGATAATCTAGTGTGCGTTTGCTTAACTCGCCTGTCTCATATTGCTGTTTTAAACCTAATATCCTTTGGTTGTTGGCATACTCTGCCATAGCTTCAGCCATGTCATCGTTGCTCATGCCCATTGCAACGAAAGTGGCACGAGTCTGGTTTCCTTCCGTAGTTAAAGCACTGAACTCTTGTTCTAGAACCTTTGCGGCTCTTGAACTTCCGCCAAATGTAGCACTTAGATTTTTAGAGTTAGTTACTAGCATTCTACTAAATTGATCGCTGGTTAGTCCTGCCCTAGTTGCCATTTCACTAAACTGTTCAACTTCTAGAGTCAGCACACCGAAACTTCCAGTAAGATTTCCCATAGCATTGAACGAGCTAGTTAACACTTTCATGTTTTGTGCATTGGCTTCTTTTACTACATCTAAGGCAGCCTTTGCAGCCGACTCTGTGACGCCAATAATACTGCTAAGAACAGGTATTTGTTTGGCCAACTGTACAAAAGGACCAGCAGTAGAGCTAATTGCGTCTTCAACATACTTGAACTCACGGTCGATCCCTTGAGCCATGTTACTGAAAACATTTTCTGTGTCGTAGATTGCTGACTGAAACTG